ACGTATGTGCGAGAATGCAGCTATACAATTTACCGCCGAATTGCCGCCGCTGTCCGACAATATAAGCCGTTCCGTTTTCCCATGCAGGGAATAGTTCGACGCAATCCAGCGCTGCGGCATTATCCAGATTCAGAGCCGCAACGCCCTGTTCGATGACGGCGCGGAGTTTCTTTGCGCGCTCTACTGTAATCATTCGTCCGTACCTCCTAACAGGATGTTCATAACCTTGTCGGATTCAGCAAGCATCAACGCGCCGCTGAATTGCTCCACGGTCGCCGTCGGTTCGATGCCGAGTAGATCATCGTCAGAAAACTTATACACGAAATCTTCAAGGCGTGTTTTCGTTTCCCCGTTTTCTTCTGTGTAGTCAACCGGGACTTTCACACAAAAGCCGCCTGCCTGCGCCCGCTCACACGGGACATAGCACCCGTTTTCATGCAGGCGGACAAAAATAACGTCATCCGAATAACCGATGACGCTGCCGTTCTGTTTGATCTGATACATACGTTATCCCTCCATTTTCGGCGGCTGTCCGAGCCGCGCAGAATAAAACGCCGTCAGCTTCGGCGTGGGCATTGTGCGCAAGAGGTTTTTCCAGTAATAATTATCAGCGTCCGGGAAGCGTTCGGCGGTAAAATCCGCCGCCGCATCGCCCTTGCCGCTGATATAGAATCGGTACAGCTTGTCAAGCAGCTTTTGCCGGTATGCGCCCTCCGGCGTGTCTGGTCTGAAATGTTCCCAGCCGTCCTCGCTGGTCACGGCGCAGATACCGCGCCCGTCCGGGGCGTGAAGGAATCCGCCGTTTTCCGTTACCTTTGTTCCGTGGCGAAGGTTGAAATAGCCGCCGATTCCGCTGCCCTTATACCGTTTGTAAGTGATGTAGTCCATACGTACCTCCCGGAAACAGTTGATTGTACTGCCGCAATACCTTTTGTACGGCAAAGTAGGAGTGAAATCTTCTCATGTGACCGAGCCATGATGTGACGGAAGCTGCTACGTCCGCCGCTGCCATCCTGCCCCGGTCTACCCATCTTCGGAAAATCTTCAATTTCTGCATCATGTGCCGAATGCCCTGATACGTCGCTTTGCGGACGATCTTGCCGGTTCTTCCGTATCGGAAACGTACCTTTACAAAAGAGAATCCGCGCGTCAATTTGATGATCTGCGTTTTCTTTTCGTTCAGGCGGATACCGTGCGCGGCGCAGAGCCGCCGCAAATGATGCAGGCAGCTTTCGAGCCGCTTCTTTGACCGGTCGATAATGCAACCGTCATCCATGTATCGGACGTACCGTTTCATGCGCAGAACGTCTTTTATGAAATGGTCGATCTTGTTCGGCAAGGCAAGCGCGGCAATCTGTGAAACCTGACTGCCAAGCCCTAACCCCACGTCCCCGAAGTTTGAAATAAAATATTCCGATAAGCGGACGAGGTTGCCGTCGATTCCGCTGCGCCGGAATTGTTCAAATATCGGTTCGTGATGCGCCGTGTCAAAATACTTTGAGAAATCGAAAATCAGGGCATAGCCCTCGTTTCCGTACCGGCGGTAATGATCTGCAAGAAACCGCGTCACGCGGGATACGGCGAAGTCATAGCCTTTTCCGGGCAGGCTTGCGCCATTGTCGTAGATAAACGACTTTGATAATGCAGGGACGAGGCAGTAATCGCATAAGCAGCGCTGCACAACACGTTCGGAAATGTGAACGCTTCGGATGTGGCGCGGCTTGCCCCGTTCTACAAGATCAAATTCGTAAAATCCACGCGACCGATATTTTCCGGTCAGTAATTCTTCCTGCGTCTTTGCGATGTGGGCGAGGGCGGACGATTTATAACGCTGTGTGCTTGCTTTCCACCCAACGCCCTTGATAGACGCGCGGTATGATGCGTAAAGATGGTCAAAAGAAAACACCGCGCCGAAATCCCCGAATTCTTTCAACGCTTTTGCTTTCTTCTCTATGCGCGCGGCTTTGCGCCGCTGATACCGCGCTTCGTGCCTTTCTGTGCTGTTCATGGGAAAATGATACCTCGTACATTTCTTTCTTGTCGCGCTGTCTAAAATGCGTAACGGCGTAGCCATGAAAACGCAGGGAACGCGCGCCCCACGTCCATGCAAGTAGCGTCCGGCTTTCCGTATCGTGGTATATGTTTGTCCGGCGGCGGATGCCGTCAGAGGGGTTATATTCCCCTTTTGTATAGGGACTGCTTTTGCCTGTCGGCTAATCGGTCTGCCCTATGTCCATACAAAATCCGGGGGCAAAGCCATTCGAGTAGTTCGCGTTGTTGTTGTTGACCGTGCCGTCAGTATTCACATTCACGAAATTCGCGGAATTGCTGGCATTCGGGGAACGGAGCCACCAATTAACGGCTGTACGGAATATAACCCAAATCATGCAGGGCGGCGCGCTATCGCGCTTTGTCGCTCCGCTTGATCTTTGATATTTGTGCGAGTTCGTCGGTTATCAGCTTGACCCATTCTTTCAGGACGTTCGACGGCAATTTTTCATGGTTGACATTCATATACGCAAGGTCAAGCACGTCCAGCATGGAATTGTAATAGCCTTGCGCCCGTTCGTACAATTCCTTGCGGTTCTGCTTGTCTGCGTCGTTGTGAATGTAAATCAGATTTGCCGTCTTGATAAGCCGGTACGCCTCGCGCGCCGCATTGTAAAGCGGCAGCGAGAAATAGAACGTGTAGCTTTTCGGTAAGATTCTGACGCGGTTGTACGTGAAAACGTAGATTTCGCGGGCGAGGTTGATATACTCCGCCGGGCTTTCTCCGCGTCGTGACTTCGGTACTGACATTTCGTGACCTCCTGCCGCCTGTGCGCCCATTGAGGGCGCAAGGCTTGAATTCCGAATTATACACAAAAGCCGGGGGCAAAGCCAAACGAGTAGACCGCGTAGATGTCGTAGACCGAGCCGTCAGGACCCACATTCACGAAACCCGCGGAATTGCTGGCACCCGGGGAACGGAGCCACCAAAAAACGGCTGTACTTGTCGCGCTGTGATTGTATTTGACCTTGCTGTTTCCGGCGCTGTAATACGAATACTGCGCCTGTTTGCTGGCTTCGTTGCTGTTTGCGTAAGTGGTAGACCCGAATACTTCGTATTCCGATAACAGGAAAAAGTAATCTGTGGTCGCTGTCACCGCGCTTGCGGCGCTGCTGTTGCCTGTGTTGTCCGTGTACTTCGTCACAGATTTCAGCACCGCGCGGAGCGCTGCCGGGATGACCGCAATGATCGTGCCGGAATAGCTTGACAGGCTTGTACCACAAATTTTTGTGCGCATCTGCGACGAGTTCCATCCGCCGGAGTTTGTTCCGCTGCTGTTCATGGAAAAATAGCCCGTCGCGGATACTTGCGAATTATATTTGCTGTCGCATAGCGCAACGTCTGTGCCGCCGGACAGCGCCGTTTTGCCTAACTGGAAATGAATGCGGTTTGCGCCCTCGACGCTGGAATTGTGATTGAATCCGATGATGAACACATACGTCGTGACGTTGGATAATGTCAACGCGCCGACTGTGCCGTTCAGCGTGACCGCCTTGCGGTCGCCAATGCTCCAATAGGACGCGCCCTGTCCTGCATCAGATACGGACTTGATGACGCTCCATTCGTTATTGTTCAGCGTAGACGAAACAAAAGAGAGGGTCAGCGCGTACGTTGTCGTGCTGGATACGACGTTGACCGTGCCGCTGACGCTCTGCCCGCTCTTTGTGGCGACGATTGTATATGTGCCGGTTTCCGTTACGGTAAATACCGCCGTCCCCGTGCTGGTCTTTGTCTGGACTGTTACGCCGTCCTTTTTCAACGCGACGGATGCGCCGGAATCGACCGTTACCGTGATCGTCGCGCTAAAGAACGTCAGGGACACGGCGTAGCTGTCTTTTACGGACACGCTTTGCGTGTTGGAGGTCTGCCCGTTCAGCGTTGCCGACACGCTCCACGTACCCGCCTCCGGCAGTTTCAGAACGCAAGAGCCGCCCGCCGCCGTGCCTGTGACGGTCTTGCCGCTTTTCGTCGCGGTTACTGCCGCGCCGGATGTAACAGAAACGACAAGGGATAATTCCACCCCCGCCGCCGATAATGCGTTTGTTTTTCCGATCATGTTTTACACCGCCTTAATGCACAAAATAGATTGCAGCGTGATCGCCGCCGCCGGTTTCGACGCGGCGTAGATTTTGACCGTACCGCTGCCGGACAGCGCGACGGGCGCGTAGATGCCGGATGCGGCTTCCGTTGCCCCGAACGTAACCTCCGGCACGTGGCTTGCGGTCACGCCCGGCAGCGTCAGTGTCGCCGCGTACGGGTACGCTGCATACGTGCTGTCGCTGCTCCACGCGGACGCTGCAACACTGACGTTCTGGAAAATAAGCGCCTGCGCATATCCGCTGTGTGAATGGCTGGCAGCGGCAAAATCTCCCGGCTTTTTGCCGCTGTCCTTTTGCTTGCCGGTCGTGCCGTCGAACGCGACGAGGTTGCCGGAAACCGGGGACGAAACCTTTTCGACGTACCCGCTGTGCGTGTGGCTGGCGGCGGCGAAATCTCCCGGCTTTTTGCCGCTGTCCTTTTGCTTGCCGGTCGCGCCGTCGAACGCGACGAGGTTGCCATCCGTCGGGGATGTGACCTTTTCCGTTTTTCCGTTGTTCAGGGCTGTAATGTTGTCCTGCATTGCTTTCTGATCTGCCGCCGTGAAATATCTGCCGATAACGTCGCCCGCAGACCACGCCCGCGCGGTCGTGCCGTCCTGCCCGCGTACAACGGTCAGCACGTTCCCGCTCTTTTCGGTCATCAGCACAGTTTCCGCCGTAGACCCGTCTGCACCGATTGTCAGCAAGTTCGGCGCATCCGGCAGCATTGTCCCGTCAACGACGTTTACGGTCGTTCCCGCCGCCGTCAGCGCGCCGGACAGGGACGTTTCCGGCGTGTTCGCCTGTGGCGGGTACATTTTTGCAAGTTCTGCCATTGCGTAACCTCCCGTTTTAGTAATCGCCGCCGCCGCGCGAATTGCAGAACGTCTGCATGAATACCGCGCCGACAATGCGGCTCATGGAATTCGGTAAAATCTGAATCGTATGCCATGCGTTGCGCTGAATCTTGCCGCCGCCGTCTGTTTTCAGGTACTCGACAATATCCAGATTGTCATACGATGCCGGGGCAGGGATTTCCACGCCGTCAACCTTGATCGTTGCCGAAGATGCCCGCGCGCCCTCATAGATGCCGAATTCGATTTTGTGTGTATGATCTTGAACCGTGTGCGTATGCGCCTTTACCGTGTGCGTATGGGCGCTGACGCTATGCGTGTGCGCGCTGACGCTATGCGTGTGTGAACCGACGGTATGCGTATGCCCCGGATGCGTATGCGCGCCGGACGGGACGAAATTCACTCCGCCGATGATATTGCCGTTGTAGTCTATCAGCGCGAGGCGGTCGCCGCGCGCAAGACCGTGATTGTGATTTTCGCCGCCGCTGCCGCCGTTATCAGACGAATTGATTGTGTTGCTGCTGCGCAGACTGGTTGACGATGACGTTGTTCCGCCGCCGGACGAGGTTGTAGACCCGCCGCCGCTGGATGTGGTCGAACCGCCGCCGGACGAGGTAGTTTGCCCGCCACCGCTGGAGGTTGTCTGCCCGCCACCGCCGCCGATTGCTTTTTCATACGCGCGGAATGCTTCAAACTGGATGTTTAACAGCATTTTGTTGATACGCACGACGGAATCAGAAATATATAGTTTCAGCGTCGCCGGATGCGTTGCATCGGCGTTGTCCGTGAAATTGTAAATCTGCTGATTCGTCGCGCCCTGCGCGTACGTTTCGTTGATGAGGGCGCGGTTTTGCAGTTCCGAAATGCTGCCTGCAATGTCCTTTGACTTGTTGGCAATGGTAACGGTCACGCTTCCGGGGTCGCCCTGCGCGTCGCTTTTCTCCACGCTGACAATGCGCGTGCGGAGGTTTATGCCGTCGGCTTCGTCCACGACGCGGACGATCTCGCCGGGGCGGAACTTTGAAAACGTGTCGCCGGTCAGCCTGTGGAGGTCGATTGCGCCGATCTCATAGCTTACATACGGGTTTTTCAGTTCCGCAAGCATCTGTTCCGCGTATCCCTTGAGGTTTTCCGCGACTTCATACCGGCTGTCTACAAGAATGGTCGAACATAGCCCGTACTGCTGAATGCTCATTGCATCCTCGACGTACGGTTTGCCGCCGTTCACGCCCGCAATGGTCAACTGATTCACGCCCTCGCCGTAGCCGAGGGCATAAATGCGGTTTGCGATGCCGGATGCGTCCACGGTCTTTTTCATCGAGGTCATGTTCTTCGCGTATCGGACTTCGCTTTTCATCGTGTCCGACGGCGTTACAAGCGAAATCGTCCACGGGTAAACAGTCGTGTCCCATGTCCACATATATTCGCTGTCAAAGCATTCCGGCACGGCGAACAGCGCCGCAAGCAGCGTCGAATTTTCCCAGTTGTACTCGAAATACCGCTTGAAATCGCAATCGCCCAAAACCCAGTTGCGCGTTGTCTGCCGCGCAAGCACGTAGTTCAGCACGTCGGCGGTTTTGATACCGCCCCCGCCGTATTGATGGTACTGAAACAGCACGTCGGACAGGAGCGTAGCAAGGACGTGTTCGCAGTCATAGAACCGCGTCGCGCCGTTGCTGCGCTCCAAATCTTCCCCAATGATGCGGAACAGGTCAATTCTTTCGTCGCCGTCAAAGATTTCAACGAAATTCAACGGCTGGCAATAGGCGTTTTTGTCATCGTCCGCCGGAAGCGTAAACGTCGCCGTCCATAACGAATTGATTTCCAGCGAATAGCCGACGGAAACAGCGTTGTCAAGGAACGCAAGGCGCTTCATGTTGCGGTCAAAAATCTGTGGGACTTTCATTATAGCCACCTGTCTTTCCACAAAACTTTAATGTCCGCCGTCGTGCCGCCCTCTACGATAATGTCGTTTTCGCCCGGTTTCAGCTTGAAAAATTCGCTGTCATCGCTCAGAAGGTCAATGACATTCGCACCGTTCAGCGTGATCGTCATGTGTCCTGTGTCAATAATCAGTTCGTCACCGGCGGTCATGGTCAGACCGGGAAACTGCATCGTGATCGAACCGTACGTTGAAACGCCTGTTGCGGTCGCCGTCGCTACGGCTTCCGCCATCGCGTCAAAGAACAGTATGCGGATGTAATCACCCACGCTGGATGATTCTGCTTCTGCAATGGCAGACGGCAGCACGACGCGGATAATCACGCCGCGCGCTTCTGCAACCGCTTCGACCGCTCCGTTCAAATGCCG